AACAGTTGTGGTATTTTTTATCAGTGGTAAAGGATATTGGTTTGGTTGTGTCATGGATCATAACATGAACTTTATGGTTCCTGGTTATGCCGCAACGTCTTATCAAGTTGACGGTGAAGAAGAACGTGTGCCTGTAGCTGAATATAATAAAAAAGCCAATGATGTTAGTGCTAGAGATACTACACAGATTCCTAAGCCAACACATACGCCTCAGCAAACTGCATTTTTAACACAGGGATTGTTAAAAGATGATGTTAGGGGCATAACCACTAGCAGTGCTAGGCGAGAAACGCCTAGTGCGGTATTCGGAATATCCACACCGGGTCCAGTTGATACAACCGGCCCCAAGGGAAAAGTTGGAAAATTTGAACACGTCATTCCTGAAGCATTTATCAGCAGATTAGGCGGTAGCAGTTTTGTCATGGACGACGGCGATGACAAATTTTTAAGAAAAAAAACTCCCACTGATGGGCCTCCTGAATATGCCGCAGTAGAAGATGACGAAACAGATGGACTAAAAGATATTCCACACAATGAATTAATAAGGATTCGCACAAGGACTGGTCATCAAATTCTTTTGCATAACAGCGAAGATTTAATTTATATTGGCAATGCTAAAGGAACCAGCTGGATAGAATTATCCAGCGATGGTAAAATTGACATCTACGCCGAAGACAGCGTAAGTTTGCACACTAAACAAGATTTAAATTTTTATGCTGATAGAGATATTAACATTGAAGCAGGCAGAAATTTAAACATTAAAGTTGCTGAAGAAATGCATACACATGTGTTAGCAGATCAAATTTTAATTGTTGACGCTAATCAAAAGATTCATATTAAAGAAGCAGTAGACGTTACCTACGATACAACGTATACACATCATGTAAAAGAAGATGTTAATGTATTATTTGATGCCAACTATTTGCACCATGTTGTGGGTAACGTTGATACATTATATGATGGAAATTTTGCTAACACAGTTGGTGGAGACTTTGACCTTAATATTGGAGGCCACAATTTTCAAACCTCAGGTGGATCAAACGAAACTAACGCTGGGGGTAACATAGTAGAAACTGCTCCGGCAATTCATATGAACGGACCTGGAGCAGCCACAGCTGGAGAAGCCGGAGAAGCCAGCGAGGCTGAATTACCAAAAGAATTAAAAACTCATAGTGTTCCAGACGAAGAAGGTAACGAGTTAACGCAGTCAATTATGCGTAGAATTCCCACACACGAACCGTGGCCACACCATGAAAATCTTGATCCTGAGAAATTTAAACCCGATCAAACTGATAGAGATGCCGAGGATCGATATGAAGATAACACAGATACTATGAATTTTACGCCTGACTACTGGAATGCGTATACAACATCTATAGATACGTTTTCTAAGTTACCGCCTCAGAATCAAGAAGAGGAATAAAACATGACAATCAACAATAGATTATATCAAAGAACTACAGTCAAGGGGCCGTCACAAAATCAGCAACAGCCCAATGTTAAAGTTTACAAAGGTTTTAGCACAGTCAGTGATGCCACGGAAAACTTTGCATTATATGATCTTGCATTAATCAAACAAGACATTATAAATCACTTTCATATTCGTCAAGGTGAACGTTTAGAAAATCCCGAATTTGGAACTATCATATGGGACATGTTATACGAGCCTTTTACTGTGGACGTAAGAAACGCTATAGTTAAAAACGTTGAAGATATTATTAACTTTGACCCAAGGATTCAGGCAGATCAAGTGATAGTAACCCAATACGAATCAGGTCTACAGATAGAGTGTGAATTATTATATCTAACGTATAATATTGCAGAAAAATTGCAATTTAAATTTGACCAAGACAACGGATTAGTAAGTTAACTACCCAGTTTATTTTTTCGATAAATATTAATTAATAAGGATATAAGATGTCATCGACCGATCGTCAAAATCGATTACTAGTAGCAGAAGATTGGAAAAGAGTTTATCAGAGTTTTAAAAACGCTGATTTCCAAAGCTACGACTTTGAAAACCTACGTAGGGTAATGATATCTTATATTAGAGAAAACTACCCTGAAGACTACAACGACTATATTGAATCTAGTGAGTATCTAGCACTAGTTGATCTCATTGCATTTTTGGGTCAAAGTATTGCGTTCCGCGTTGATTTAAATGCACGTGACAACTTTTTAGAATTAGCAGAACGTCGCGAAAGTATATTACGACTAGCAAGACTGTTAAGTTATAATGCCAAACGTAATCAAGCAGGCAACGGATTTTTAAAATTTACCAGCGTTCAAACCACAGAAGCTATTATAGATTCTAACAATAGAAACTTATCAGGATCTACAGTAACTTGGAATGATGCAACCAATGCCAACTGGTATGAACAGTTTATCAAAGTAATAAATGCAGCTCTAGAACCAAATAGACAGTTTGGTAAACCTGATACTAAAGCCGTTATTTTTGGGGTTCCTACAGAACAATATAGATTTAAAAGCATTAACACAGACGTGCCAGTTTTTGGGTTTACCAAGGCAGTTGATGGTAGAAATATGCCATTTGAAATTACCAGCACAATTATAGATACTACCAACGAAATAATCAAAGAGGAAGCTCCTGCCCAAGGAGTCAAGCCGGCATTTATCTACAAAGACGACGGCCGCGGCCCTGGCTCGTCCAGTAACGGATTCTTTATGCACTTTCGTCAAGGACAACTTAACACCGGCACATTTACATTAGATCAACCTGGGTCTAATGAAGTAATTGACATTGATGCTGTTAACATCAATGACACAGATGTGTGGTTATACAGACTTGATAAAAACGGTAGAGAAGCAGAATATTGGCAATCAGTTTCTGGCTTCAAAGGTAATAATACTGTCTATAACAGTTTAGAAAAAAACATTAAAAATATCTACAGTGTTATTACTCGTGTTGGTGATAGAGTTAGTTTAAATTTTTCAGATGGTGTGTTTGGAACATTACCATTGGGAACATTTAGAGTTTATTATAGAAACAGCAATGGATATTCTTATTCTATTAATCCCAAAGATATTAGATCTATATCTATAGATATTTCATACCTCAGTAATTCAGGCCAAGTTGAAATTTTAACTGTCAACATGAGCTTGAATTCTACAGTGGTCAATGCTTCCGCAACAGAAACCAATGAAAGTATAAAGAATAACGCACCTGCAAACTATTATACTCAGAATAGAATGATCACTGGCGAGGACTATAATATTAGTCCCTTGACAGTCAATCAACAACTATTAAAAATCAAAGCAGTAAACAGAAGCTCAAGTGGTATTAGTAGATATTTTGATTTAATAGATCCTACTGGAAAATACAGTAAAACAAACTTGTTTGCCGATGATGGTGCAGTTTACAAAGAGTTATACAATGACAGTTTTAGATTTTCGTATGTCACTAAAACAGACATTGAATACGTTGTCTATAATCAAGTGTTTGAAATTATTAAGAATGATAACTTAAAAAATTATTTTTACTCAACCTACGAAATAGACACATCGGTGACTATTAACGCAACATGGTATCCTCAGACGTTTGACACTAATCAAACCACCGGGTATTTTAACGATCAAGGTATAATATTAAAAACTGGCCAATTTACAGCAACTGATTTAACCTATATTGAAACGGGTGCATTGGTAAAATTCCAAGCGCCTATAGGCCAGTATTTTGATAAGTCAAACAACAATAAATTAGAACTTGGTGCTGCAACATCAAGCAATCGAACTACTGTATTATGGACTAAAATTGTTTCTGTTACAGGTGACGGCACTGCTAATAACACTGGGTTATTGTCTACAGGATTTGGTCCAATAGTGCTCAATGATATTATTCCATCGGGCGCAAAGGTATCTAAAATTATACCAAAATACAAAAGTGTTATAGATTCAAGCACAATTACAACTATGATTGATTTGGTGTTTGATAACAAGCCGTTTGGTCTTCGCTACGACAAAACTACAAGAACTTGGAAAATTATATTTGAAGCGAACCTTAACACAGTTGACGGATTTAATCTTGGAAAATCTGGAGATAAATCAAATCAACAGTTAGATGCCAGTTGGTTAATATTGTTTACTCCTGATGACGAATTTTATACAGTTACTTCACGGTTGATGCGCTATGTGTTTGAAAGTGATCAGCAAGTAAGATTTTACTACGACAGCAGTGACAAGATTTATGACACTAGAACAAATACTGTGGCAAAAGATTCTATAAAAGTTTTAAGTATTAACACCGATCCGGCATCGATTGGAGCACTCAGTCCCTATACCTTTGATAGAAATTGGGCTGTATTAAAAGAATACAACGGATTAGACGGATACGTTGACACTAAAAAAATTGAAATTACATTCACAGATTCAGACGAAGACAGTGTAGTTGATAACCCTGAAATTTTTAATGATATTGTTGCTCCTGACTTAACGAC